CATGGCTCATAAACATAGCAACCGAATAAACCAAGATACTAGACTCGCATTGATTAACATTAAGTCTGATCTCAAATGCGATATTCATGGTTTACAAGAAACGATAGCAAAAATATAGGAGAAAGTAATGGAAAAGCAAAGCCAGGCACAAATGATATTTAATAAACTGTTACAGGGTAAAGAGTTAACAGTTTTAGATATGTCGCAAAGACCAATCTCTACTATGTATGGAGCTAGAAGAATACTAGATTTGAAAGAGTCGGGTGTTCCAATCCAAGATGAATGGATAGAGTTACCAAACAATAAGAAAGTTAAGAAATACTTTTTAACCGATATGGATATTAAAAGAATTAAAAGGAAGTTAAGTGGCAAAAAAACCAAATAAAGAAACTATAGAACATTATAAAAAATTAGTTGAGTTTGGTTGTGTGGTCTGTAAACGAGAATATGGTGTATACTCCACCCCTTGCATACATCATATTACTGGGGCAGGTATGGGTAAAAAAAGTATTCATGCCTTGCCTTTGTGCCATGAGCATCATCAAGGATCTGAGGGAATACACCACTTAGGCAATAAGGTTTGGGAAGAAAAATATGGTAGTCAAGAAGAACTACTAGAATACATAAAGGAGAGGATATGACTTGGGATTACAGGGCAGAATGGAAAAGGAGATTAAACAAGATTATAAAACATCTAAAAGAAAAAGAAGTAAATATCATGAGGGTTGATTCTCACTCTTATACTGTGGATTTGATTTGTTCTTACAACAGAAAGATTACTCTTTTAAAATTAATTACTGATAAAGAAAACCAATATACATTAGAAATGGATATTTTAACTAAAAGATTTAGCCCGAACTACCACGTTATTAGTAATTTAAAACAAGCATTAGAGGTACTTTTGGGAGATGGAACTATTAAGACAAAAGATCCAGTAAAAAGTTTACATAAACATTTAGAAAAAATAACTGTAGCTGAAACAACTAAAAAAGACATAGCATTTAATAAATTTATACAATGGAGGAGAACGTGATAAAGATAGAAGACAATGTACCTATCAAACGTAACAGTAAATATTCTGAATATTTTGATATACTGTATAAGATGAAGTCAGGACAAAGTTTTTTAACCGATAATTACAGAGTCGTTGATGAAGTTAGGCACAGGGCTTGGGAAGAAAAAATCCCTGTATGTTATAGATCAATAAAAGAAACTGGTAAGCCATTACAGTATCGTGTTTGGAGAAAATAATGAAACTAGATTTACTTACCATTTTACTACCGAAGTCATTAGATATGGGCAGTATTGGGAGTGGCAAGTCGCATGACTCGATAACACCCCAAGAAGTATCTACCATACTATCCTATGCTAATCTTGTTAAAGCCGAGCTTAATATTTTAATGGGGAAGTATTTAGAAGATGAATCAGCAACACATGATTTGATTAAATATGTTGAGTCTTGTATCGAAATGGAAGATAAAAAACTTGTCAAAAAGATAGCACACACAGCAGTAATAGAATTATTTACCGATACTACTTGTTTCTTTTGTAATGGAACAGGACAGTTGGTGTTCCAGGATAGTGTAGATAAGTGTTTACATTGTCATAATGGGATATTCGTGTGGTCAGACTTTTCAAGGTCGGCTATTATGGGATTAAAAAAAGGAGTGTATATGAAAATTAAAAAAGATTATAAAGAACTAATAAAACATCTAATAGATATAGAGCAATCTGCATTAGAAAAACTGGGGGATTCATGAGTAGAATAAATAAAACCAAAAGAGAATTTTTAAGAGAGAATGAAATTACAGGTATGTTTACTAGAGATCAGATAAAACTTTTAGAAAGACATGACACAGGAGATGATCCTTATAGTAGTGGGCAATATCCTTGGTGTTGCTCTAATCTTTTAAAACTATTTCTTGTAGAAAAAGGAGATGATTACATAAAAAAACAAGAGATACTTGTAAAAGAAAAAAGAAAAGAATACACCCAAAGGGCTTTTGAGAAGATTGTTAAAGAATTAAACACTATCTCTAATAAGTCTGACTTAGATAACTGGGGTAAAACCTTTGCTCAAGATTACTCCAGAGATATTCCAGAGTTCGTTAAAGAACTTAGAGTAGAGTTTACTAGAAGAAAAAAAGAGTTAGGTGATACATGATTCCATTTCCTAATAAAAAATATAACATTATATATGCTGATCCACCATGGTCTTATAAAGACAAAATGACTATGCAAGGTGTTCATGGTCTTATCAGAGGTGCTGAAAGTTTTTATTCAACCATGAGTGTAACAGACATAAAAAAAATGCCTATACAAAATATAACAAACGATAATTGTTATTTGTTTTTATGGGTAACAATGCCTTTATTACAAGATGGATTAGATGTAATTGATAGCTGGGGTTTTAAATACAAAACTTGTGGTTTTACATGGATTAAAAAAACTAAAAATAATAAAACACATTGTGGCATGGGTCATTACACTAGAGGTAATGCTGAATTATGTTTGATTGGTGTTAAGGGTAAGTTAAAAAGGTTAGATAATTCTGTACGCCAAGTTGTAGAATCACAAATACAAAGACATTCACAAAAACCACATGAGATTAGAAACAAGATTGTTCAATTATATGGCGATCTGCCAAGAATAGAACTCTTTGCTAGACAAAAAGTAGAGGGGTGGGATAGTTGGGGTAATGAAGTCGAGGAAGAAAAACAAATGAGTTTAATAAAATAGGTGATAGATGAATAAACAATTATTAAAAAACCCTTACCATGATAAAAAACACAAGTGGTACAGTAAAAGAAGGCACGATGATTATATTTTGTTTTTAAAAAATTGGAATGAATTAAGTTCGGAAGACAAAGACAAACTTACTTTAAAAGAATTAGCTGAATATAAATTTTTATCAACCAGTGCTATCAACTCTCTAAGAGCAGAGGGAATCTCTAATTTTGGAGAAATGAAGAAAATATTTTTTAATAATGACAATAGTTTTTTTGTTAAAAATTTTCAAAATTTAGGTAAGACAGGAGTATTACAGTTAAACATATTTATGTATGAATTTTTCTACGATGAATATAAAAAAAGCAATAAAGAAATAAGATTAAAGACAAAAAGAACTACAAAAGATATTATTTATATAGGTGATGCATAATGGATATAAAAGCAAAAGGTCTTTTATTTGCTACTCCCCCTGATTATTTAGGTGTAGGAAGCCTAGATGAACTGGTTAAAAGTAGAAGAAAAAAAGAAAGACAAGAAAGAAAAGCGTTAAAAATGCTAGAACAAGAAGAGTTAGAAAAAAGTGGAGAAAGATTTTTAAACGCAAAGTTTAATATTAAAAAATTAAAAGAAGAGACTATAAACAATTTAAATAAAGAAAAAATAATTGAAAGTGGTTTGTCAGATATTATACAGAAAGGCATACCTTATCCTGGTGTAAGATTTGCAGATTCTAACAAAGCACAGCAAAGGGTTTATAAATCACTATCACAAAGCGAAAAGAAAATGCACCATAATTATCTAAGAGCATTAAGCATTATGGTTTTGGGTGATTCTTTTTTGGTTGAAAGTTGGAAGAGTATGTTTTTGCTTGATTATATTGCTAGACAAGGAAAGATAAAATTTAAATTTATATTTTTAGGTGAATCTAAATATAGGGTTTGGAAGCTAAAAGATAACGAAGAAAGTTCAAAATGGCTTTCTTCAAAATACGAAACCAAAGAAGTAAATGGCAATATAATTAATAAAACCAAAACTAAACTCAAGAAAGAAGTAGATGGTAATAAATAGGTGATACATGAAAAAGAATTACTATTGCTATAGAGCCACAGTAACTTTTAGTGGTTGTACTCAAGCAACAGATGAAAAAGATGCAATAAAGAAAGTAGTAGCTGAGTCCAAGAGATTACCTGAAACAGTTTCGTTTAAAGAGTCTGAAGTTAAAGTTAGAAAATTACAGAAAAAACCTCAAAAAGGATTATATCATGACACAAAATATGATTGGTGATAATGAGTTATTAAAAATAGATGGGTTTGATGATGCCATAATAGGCGTTGAAGAATCTACCGGACAAAAATTAATTTATGATATTGATAAGATTGCTGAAATATTAACAACAAGAGATCAAATGTCATATGAAGATGCCTACGAATATATTTCGTTTAATATCACTTCTGCTTATGTGGGTGAAAAAACTCCAATATTAGTAAAAACAGGCAAATTAGAAGATTTTATTTAAAATCGGCTTCCATATATACCCCAAAAATCCATTTTTATGGGTGTCCATAGGCAACCAGTCATGCCTAATTTACAACACGCTTTTCGCTATCAATTTGCTCGTTAGAATCGACTACTTCTGATTCTTCTTTCATTTCTGCATATCCTTTCATCTTTGGAGCAAAATTAGGGATAGTTTGCATCAAAGTGTTTAATTCAGCTATCAACTCATCATCAGATTTCTGATTAGTGTTATCTACATTTAGATTAATAGTTTGTTGCGAGAAGTTTCCAAGTTCCAAAATTAACTTAGCTGTATTTAATCTGACAGCATCTTGTTCTGATCTTAATAGATCCTGTAATACTGATATAGCCATGCCTGAAGTTGAGGTTATTCTCTCCTCATTCTTTTCTCTTATCTCTTTTGTATATTTCTTTTTAAGATAAGCTCCTTGCTGTCTTGGGCTTTTATCTTTAGACCACCCAGCTTTAATGGCAGACTGAGTTGCATTACCAGCAGTATCTCCCTCACAAAAAGCATCTATAAAGGCTTGTTCTTTTTCTTTATCTATTTTCTTAGGCATTTCTTTTCTCCTTGACAAAACTATTTCCTTTAGTTAAATTCTCATGTGCTGTTAAATATTGTAAATTTCCTATAACATGTAAACCTGAAACAGTTTTACCTCTCAAGGGAATAATATGGTCTACATGATATCCTTTTGGGCAGTTTATATAGAATTGTTTTATAGCTTCTTTTTCTGACCATATAGGGGTTGCTTGAAGTTTAGACGCTCTACGTTTAGCAACATGATGATATAAAATTCCTTTTCCTCTTTCTGTTTGGCGATAAGTTTGGCGATATTTTTTTACACAAAATTTATATACG